ACAACTCCACCATTTACCTTCTTTGTGTCTTTTCCATTTAAAGTAAAAATATAAGTGTTATGTTTTCTTGCAGAATTATTTGTATCACTACCATCACTATGAGAATCTATATTTTGCCCAGTATCAACCATAAATTCAAAGTTAAACCTTTGACCGTTGTGGTCTGTCCAACTAACTTTTGCTGTCTCTGACCCATCACCTTTTATCTTTGCTAAATTTCTTTCTGCATCAATTACAGATATTCTACCAATAGGACCAAATTTTTGTGATAAACACTGTTTTATCATAATACCAGCAACAAGAGCAGGGTCTACTGTCTGACCACCAATGGTAACTTGTAAGCTTGATATTTGTCCTGGATTTTCTTTAGGCATATTTATTCCTCAAGTAAGTCAAGTAAACCTATAACAGCATTTCCTGCCAACGAACTATCTAAAACTTTAATAGTTCTGTTAAATTCATTCTTTTCGAGTTCATCATCATAGTGTGTAATACCTTTCCAATAAACTTCTTCTTCTGGTGCTATATTATTTGATACAAGAGTTGCAGATGTAAAAATTGTATTTATCTCACTTTCTCTACCGTATATGTAACTTGAACCAGAAATAGTAATAGTATTACTTTCTAAATGTGTTCCAGATAAATGTTTTAAATATACTCTTGTATTAGAAGAAGAAATAACTTGCCCAGAACCAGTATTTGATGCTGTAAATACAATATCACATATTTCATTTTCTACGAAATTAGTGTTGCTTACTTCATAAGAAACAATTTTATTTGTTGTTATCTTCCAATCTTTTGGTACTCTTTTATACTCTAGTATATTACCAAAATCATCATACACTGGATGCCAATATTTTTTCAAAGAAAAAGCAAGTGCTTCATATCCATTTGTTTCTAATGGGTCACTGTTAGTCCAATCGTTTCTATAATAATCAATCTTTTGTTGGGATTCTACAACAGATCCATATTTTGTAGTGAGAAAGGAATTGAACTCATCATCTGACAAATACCATTCATAATAAGGATCTACAATTTTATTTGATAGATATACTAACCAAGTTTTAAACTGGTCATCATAATATCTATAACTAAACTGATCTGGTCTTTCGTGCTCTGAAATATCATAAGTATAGAAAATATAAGGGTTAAAGTAAGCAATATCAGTTATTGTCACTCTTCTTGTGATATCAATAGAAGCAGTATTGGAATATTGTATTTGTGGAAACTTATCGAAATATCTATCTTCTGGCATTAACTAGTTCCTCTACTCCAACTATTCTTTTCCCATATTTGGATTTCTTTAAATTGAACTGCTAATTTTACATTTACTGGAGCACCATTTCTTAAAAATGCTGGTTGTCCAGCACCATTATACTGAACTTGAACTGATGTAATTGCTGCTGGTTTCATTACAAAAGTGTAGTAGTCTTTTGGAAACAATTTCATTATTGCAATGTCTGGATATAAATATGCTGGTCCAGCAGAAGCAGGAGCAGCAGCAAATTTAAATGAATTAACAATATCAGCTATTCTTCTTGTTTCGTCTTCATTATTAGCAACTAGATCCCAATTAAATACATATTCTTTAAAATTAGGTTGAGTAAATACCATAAACAACCCAGGATTAACTGCTATTCCAGCATAAGCTCCTCCTACTGCAGCTACAGAACTGGCTATACTAGTAATACTACCTGCTACTCTAGTAGCTTCTGGGCTTAATAACCCGCTTAAAACCTTTCCAGCCTCTCCTACTATACTTTTTTGTTCCCAATTTAAAATACTTACATCTGCTAAACTTGATGGAACTGGGAGAATAACACCACCACTTGGATTTCTTGTTTGTCCTCCAAAACCAAGACCAAGATTACTAAATGACCCACTTCTATAGTTAACAAATTCAATTTGTATGTAATATCTTCTATTACCAGTGATTAAATCACTAGGAAACACAAAACTTCCTGTTCTACGAGGTTGTGGTTTTTGTGGAATATTTCTAGGCACTCCGCCTGAATATCTTAGTGGCATTTGATTCCTACTTAATGTATAAATACTTTTATTTATTTATATGTAAAATGAGCAAGTATAAAGGTTTTTTTAAACCAAAAAATCCAGATAAGTATATGGGAAACCCAACTAATATTATTTATCGTTCAAGTTGGGAATTGAAATTAATGATAAGACTTGACGAAGACCCAAGTATAATATCTTGGGGTTCTGAAGAAATAGTCATACCATACCGTTCACCTATTGATAATAGAATTCATCGTTACTTTGTTGATTTTATAGTAAATAAGATAAATAGAAATGGTAAGAAAGAAACGGTGTTAATAGAAGTGAAACCAGCAAATCAAACTAGACCACCAAAGAAAAAAGAAAAGATTACCAAAAGATATTTATCTGAGGTAAAAAATTGGGGTGTAAATGAAGCAAAGTGGAAAGCAGCTAAAGAATTCTGTGAAGATAGAAAATGGACCTTTCACATCTTCACAGAAAAAGAGTTAGGAATTAAATAATGAATTTTTCAAATCTGTTAAAATTATTAAACAGAAAAACACTAGAGAGTCTAAGACAAAAATCAGCAGAATGGTTTCAAAATAGAGTTGGACAACTTACTGGTTATAATAGACTTCCTACAGACCCTGATGATAAAGGAACTAATATACTAAAAACTTCCGGAAACAGAGGTCAAGGTAATCTAATTATGTTTTACTATGATGCTAAACATAAAGATACATTACCAATGTGGGATAGATTCCCTCTTGTTATTCCATTGGGACCAGCAAAAGGTGGATTTTTAGGATTAAATCTTCATTATATAGAAGACCCTAAAATGAGATTACAGTTTCTATTCAATTTAACAGGTATAGACAGAAAAGACATACCTCCTAATTTTAGATTAAATGTTAATTTTGATAGTAAAGACCCATTAATGAGATTATGTGTAAAGCATTACCTTAGAGGACACATTAGAAGTAGATTCATAAGAATACCAGTAGATGAATGGGAAAATGTAGTTCCTCTACAAACAGCACAATGGGTATATAAAAGATAAACAAACAGGAAATTTAAATGCCTTTCAACATAAGTACTTTTAGAGAAGAAATTCATAATAATGGTTATTTGAAAAAGAACCAGTTTAATATGACTGTTCATTTGCCTAGACTGTTACAGAATGCTGTTATTGAAAATGTTGAAGGTGGCAATGACACAAGAAATATTTCTAAGATGATGGAGTTTAGAATTGCTAATGTTCGTACTCCACAAATCGCAGTTTCTACTGTAAATGTTCAAAGATATGGTGTTGGGCCAGTTCATAAGTATCCATTCTCAACACAATTTAATGAAATCATATTTACTGTAACTTGTGATAAGTTGGGAGATGTTTGGAGATTTTGGCATAACTGGGTAAGAGAAGTTTTTGATGCTACTGGTGGTGCAGATCAAAGATCTGGAAATATAAATGAATTGCCTAACTATGATGCTGGTTTCAGAGAAGATTATTCTTCTACATTTGAATTAAAATTATTCACACCAGAAGGTGAAAATGCTGTTGGATTTAATTTGTTTGATGCATATCCTGTCGTTATAACAGAGGTGCCTATTTCTTGGGCAGATCCAGGAATTGTAGAATTAACTTTATCAGCACATTATAGAGAATATGTAATTGTAGGAACTAATTTAAGAAGACAACAAACACTTACTGATTTATTACAATAATATTTGGAGAATATAATGTTACCTAAAATATCACACCCATCATATAAAATTGAAGTGCCTTCACTTGGTAAAAAGAAAAACTTCAGACCCTTTCTTGTAAAAGAAGAAAAACTTCTTCTAATGGCAAAAGAATCTGATGAACCAGAAGACATTCTTACAGCAATTAAACAGATAGTGAATAATTGCTCTTTGGATAGTGACCTTGATATTGATAATCTAGCAATATTTGATTTAGAATATATCTTTCTACAATTAAGAGCAATATCAGTAGAAGAAGTTTTAAAAGTTTCATATAGAGATTATGAGGATGATAAAGTTTATGATTTTGAAGTAAATTTAAAGAATATTAAAGTTGATGTTCCAAAAGATAAGAAAGAAATTATTAAAATTTCTGATAATATTGGAATGATTATGAAATATCCATCTGCAAAACTTTATGATGATAAAGAATTCTTAAATGAAGAAGATGAACATTTGTTTAAACTAATTGTTAGATGTGTGGATAAGATTTATAATGGTGATGAAGTTTATGAACTAAGTGATTATTCAAATCAAGAAATTGAAGACTTTCTTGAAAACCTCAGTGTTAAAGTTTTTGAACAGGTTCAAGAATTTTTTGAAAATTGTCCAAAGTTACAACACACCATTAGATATAAAAATTCTCTTGGTAATGAAAGGACTATAGAGTTCAACTCATTAAATGATTTTTTTACTTGGCGTTGAGTCATAATAGTTTAGAGAATTATTATCACGTAATTTTCTCAATGGCTCAACACCATAAATATTCTATTACAGAAATAGAAAACTTAATACCATTTGAGCGGGATATCTATATGAATATGCTATTAAGACATCTTGATGAACAAAGAAAAGAAAGAGAACAAGAAAGTCTAGTATAATGGCAGTAGAATCAGAAGAAATTTTAAGTAAGATAAGTGATTTAATAAATTCAAAAGTTGATGAATTAACTACAAACCTTAATAATTTTAGACAAGAAGCTTCTAATAATAATCAAACACTTGAAAATACTATAGGTTCAATTAAATCTGTTATTGATGAAAAACTATCAAAAATAGATCAAATTTCTTCTGAGATAAATTCAATACAAACAAGTGTTCAAAATGTGGCAGATAATGTATCTGCCACAAATAATAAAATTGATAATATATTATCACAACAAACCCAACTACAAAGAACTGTGGATTCTGTTTCTCAGAACATTGAAAAACTATCCACAGTTACAAGTAACCAACTAACATATCTATCCAACCAATCTCAAAATATAACTGAAAAAATAGATAAACTTTCTCTTCAACAAGAAAGAGAAGCAAGAACTGCTGCAGTTGAAGGTGCTAGAGGAACAGTGGTTGTAGACTCTGCTACTGGAAAAACTGTTTCTGGTGTAGCAGCTGCTGATGCCACAGGAGCTGGTGAAGAAACAAAACAAAGTCTTATTGGTTCAGTATTATCTGGAATTAAAGGCATTTTAACAAGTCCCCTAGCATTAGGTGCTGCTTTAGGTGCTGGTGCTTTAGGTACTGCTGCAGCTTTAAGAAAAGAACCTCCTGGAACACCACAAGCAGGAAGTGATGCAGAATTTAATCTACCACCACCAGATACATCTGGTGGAGGAAGAACAGGCGGTCAAAGAGAGCCAGGACCAACAATAGATCCTGGGCCAACTCAAAAATATGATCCAAATTTAAAAGTACCAAAATCAAGACAAAGAAGAATAAATAATTTAGATAATAATAAAGAATTTACTGATGCTGTTAAAAGAATTTCTGAAAAACATAATGTAACTAGAGAAGATATTTATGGCATCATACAGGGAGAATCAAATTACAATCCAACACTCTTATCTCCTGGTGGTGGTTATGGGGGACTCTTTCAAATGGGAAGAGGAACTCTTTATGGAAAACAGGCTTGGGGTAGATCGTATAGTAGTAATGAAATAAGAAAACTTTCTCCAGTACAACAAATTTTGATGTATGAAAAATTACTAGACGAACACAAAAATCGTGGTTGGACTGGTGGTAGAGAAGGTCTTCCTCTTATTCAAGCAGCACCAGCATCATTATCTAAAAATTTAGATCCAAATCAAGATCTAGGTACTGTATTTAGAAGATATGGAGTTGGACAAAAATATTGGAGAGCAAATCCAGGATGGAGATCATCTCCAACAGGACCAATAACATCAAAATCGATATCAGATTATTATTATAGAAGAAATAGAGTAAACCCATTACAAAGACAAGAAACAGAAACAGCACCTCCTCCTGATGCTAGAAGAGAACCACCACAAAGACAAGAAACCAGTGGTTATGAAATACCAGACAATGTTTCGTTTTCTAGTCAGAGTGTAGAAAGAAGAGCATCTAATTTAAACGAAGAAACAAAACAATCACTTGAAAATTTTAAAAGATTAGCACCATCAGGAGCTGTTGTTACATCAACATACAGATCTCCACGACATCCAATAGAAAGAAGAAAACCAAGACCTGGTGCACACGCACGAGGACAAGCTATAGACATAAGAACAAGAGGTGTTAGTAAAGAAGATCTTCAAAAAACTATTCAGGGATTAAAAAGGAGTGGATTTAATTATATTTTATTGGAAGGAGATCACATTCACGCAGAACGCAGACCTAGACAAGAAGGATTTATGATAAGAAATCTTAGAGGAGGCAATCCACACATATCTCTTAGTGACGCTAGGGAAGCAGCAGATCAAGTAAAATTAAATGATGCTCAAAGACAACCTGATGCTGAAAAACAACCTGATGCTGAAAAACAACCTGATGCTGAAAAACAACCTGATGCTAAAACACAACAAGAACAACAAGGATATAAAGAAGAACGATCTAGAAGTATATTACCTTATTTTGGAATAAATCCAGCATATGGTGATGAAACTGGACTTTCAAAAAAGGAAGTTGAAAGCAGAAATGAAAAATATGCTGAAGAACAGTATCAAAAATCACTACAACAATTTGAATCGTCTCTAGGGAAAGATTCGCTTGGTGATGATACTGGAACAGTATATGATCCTACAAGTTCTGAGATACCAAAATATCTAGAAAATATGGGAAGAGCGATAGGTATGCCTGGAGATAAGGATGGTAAGGATATTGAGGGTATGATTGAAAAAGAACAACCACTAAAACCATCTGCTCTTGGAAAAATTGAAAAAAAACAACCACTTCTTGATTTTAGAGGTATTTTAAGAGATCCATCTGATTTTGGAAGAATGCTTGGATATGAAAGATATGTTGATAAAAACAGAATGGAAAAGTTAATGGAGCAATCTAAAATGCTTCAAAGTATGGACGATGCTGATCTTACTCCACCTAATCTTACTCCACCTAAAACTAAAGATGAAATGAATAAAATTTTAGATGATATATTAAAAAGATCTAGAAAAGTAGAAGAAGAAGCAAAAAAACAAGCACAGCAAGCACCATCACAAAGTCAGCCTGTTGCAGGTACTTTAGCAGGACCTCGTTTTTATAATAATGATATATCTCCTCCAGGACAAAATAAATCAGGAACGGGTGTTAATAGTGCACCACCGCCCCCTCACAAAAAACCTAAATCATCTGAACCAGATTTAAATGAAATCTATACCTAAATGTTAGAATCAGATCTTCAAAAAGTATCAGCATTATTAAACTCTAAAACAAGAAATATTAGAACACGCATTAACTTGTTTAGAGTTGAAGCACGAAGAAATAATAATAAAATTTCAAGATATCTAAGATTACTATCTCGTGTCTTAGACTTGAAGTTAAGAAAACTAAATGAACTAGATCCTAAACTTAAAGACATTGATAAATCTATCGTTCGTTTATCTAGTTCATTAGACAAAAATAGTTCTTTATTAGAAAGATTATTCCAGACACTTAGTGTTATTAGTGAAAGAATAACTGGTATATCTTCAACAGAAAACAATTTATCTAGTTCTATTGTTGAAAACATTTCTTCATTAAGTGCTAACTTTTTAAATATTAGTGAAAATATTGATTCTATAAAAATAACACAAAAAGAAAAAAAGGAATCTTCATCATTAAGAAACAGACTTAAAGGTTTATCGTCAATAACAAAAGATGATGTTATAAACTATCTAAAACAGAATCCATCTTTACTTTCTGCTTTAGTAGGATTACTTCTAGGTTCTGTTCCTGCATTAGCAGCAACAGTTGGTAAAAGTCTTGGGTTAACAAAAGAATCACCTAGAACACCACAAGCAAGAACAAACCGAGATTTTAATCTGCCAGAAGATACATCTGAGAGTAGACAACCATCACCAGAAAGTTCTTCTCCTAGTTATGGTGATACTCAACCATCACCAAGTGAAGTTAATGTTGAGAATAAAGATGTAGAAGTTTACCAACCATCACAACAAAGTTATGCTAGATCTGGTGCAGGAACAATGAATTTTGAAAAAGGAGAAACTTACAGAGGAACAGTTTTACACGATGCTGGGTATCAAACACTTGAAAAACAATTAAAGTTTCAATCAGGTGGACTTGGTAATAGAAGTAGACTTGGATATTCTGCTGTTATAACAAAGGATGGTAGAGTTATAGAAACAGCAAACCCAGAACAAAGAACTTATCACACAAAAGGAAGAACTTCTTCAGGTGTAAATGTAAATCGTAATTTTACATCTCTTGGTTTTATTGGTGGATTTAGTAAAGAAGGTATAGACAGAGCAGTTGAAAGTGGTGAGTTATCTAGATTTTTTGCTAGAAGACCTGGATCATTAGAACAATTAACAACACACTCTCAAATAGTAAGAGATAGAGGTTCTCACTTACACGGTGGTGGAGATAGAGAAAGAGTAGGTTATTATGGTGGAAGGGGTGAAGCAACTCCACAATTAGAATATATAAGAAAAAAACACCTTAAAATTTTAAGAGAACAGGTTAAACGATTAAGAAGTCCATCTGTTCCTAAATCAAGAAGAGGTGAAACTTCACCACCCCCTGTTCCTAAACCAAGAGGAGGTGGAGAAGTTGTTCCACCAAAACCAAAAAATATACCAGCAGAAGTTTCGGATAGCAAAATACCACCATTATCTAATGATGACAAAGAAAAAATATTAAATTATTTAACAGAAAATCCACAAACAGAAGAATCATCTTCTGAAGTATTTTTTAGAAATTCAAGAAATAAAGCTTTTAAACACCCATTAGATAATATATCAAAACAACAATCACAACACCCATTAGATAATATACCAAAACAACAATCACAACACCCATTAGGATAAGAAGCACATATGGGTGATACATAAAAAAAGGGGAGCAATGCTCCCCTTAAACTTAGCTATTTGCTAGTTTTTGAAAAAACTCCAATGATTCATCATCATCGTCGTTATTACTAGTAACCTGATAATCAGTATTAGAAAATTCAGGTTGTTTAGTTTCAGGAATATCCATTTCTGGACGATATACTGGTTCTTGTTTTTGTTCCATATTAAGAACCCGCATAAGACGATCCTTCAACTGATCATAGGACTTAAAATTGGATTCATTTACAAACTCTTGCAAAGAATTTTCTGATTTCCAGATACGCTCTAGTTCAGAATCATCTTCACTCAAAGCAGATGGAGAATCAAACTCTGAACGGTCATAGTTACGATATCCTTCTACATTACGAATCTTGAGTTTGAAATTTGCACCATTCCATAAATCAAATGGGTTTACTGACTCTTCATCAGCAAACTGTGGATTCATAG